TTCTTGATTGCGCTGCGCGATGGCGCGTTCGACGGCGCCCCCATCTATCGGGATCGTGTGTTCCTTACTGCCCCGAATGGGTCCGTCGTCGGGGGCGTCAGGCTATTCCAGGGCCGTATCTCGACCGTAGACAATGTCGGTCGGACGCAGGCGACGCTGACCGTCGCTTCCGACCTCGTGATCCTTGATTACGACATGCCGAAGAACCTGTTTTCGCCCACCTGCCTGCATGTGCTTTACGACGCTGGCTGCGGGGTCATCCGGGGGACCTTTTCGATAGACGGCGCCGCCGAGGCCGGTTCAAACTCGAACACTATTAACTTTTCCGGGGCTCGCGCAGGCGACGCCCAAGGATCGATCGTTTTCTCTACCGGCGCCAACGCCAATGTGCGAGCGACGATTCGCAGCGTGAACGCTGGCGCCTCCTATTCGCTGATGTACCCGCTCCCCTTTGCGCCTTCGACCGGGGACGCCTTCACGGTCGCCTTCGGTTGCGATCACACGCAAGCGACCTGTCAGGGTAAGTTTAACAATCTAGCCAACTTCCGCGGCTTCCCGTACGTGCCCCCACCGCAACTGGCCTACTAAACCGCGAGCGATATGAAGAGTGAACGCGCATTTGAGGGACGGCCGATCGAGGAATTGCTTGCAATCCGCGACGCGGAGGCGAACCGGCAAGATAGCCGCGCGGACATGATCCTTGAATTGGTCGCCGCCGAGCGGGGACTGACGGTTCCCGGTGTCTGACGTTTCGGCCGTTGCGCGCGCGGCGGTGGTCGCCGAGGCGCGCTCGTGGATCGGGACACCCTACCATCATGCGGCCGACGTCAAGGGCGACGGCGTGGACTGCGCCATGTTGCTGGTGCGGATTTATTGCGACCTTGGCCTGGTCGCGCCATTCGATCCGCGCCCGTATACGCGCGATTGGTTCCTACATCGTGACGAAGAGCGCTATCTCAAGATTTTGCTGAAGCTTTCGCGCGAGGTTCGCGAGCCGAAGGACGGCGATGTGGTGCTCTTTCGTATCGGCCGATGCTTCGCGCATGCAGGCGTCGTGTCGCGAGGCGAGCCGTTGACCATCATCCACGCGTTCGCCAACGCTGGATGCGTGGTCGAAGACATCATAGCGCGAAATCCTGAGCTATCGAGCCGGATCAAGAACGCGAAGTTCGCCAGCTATTGGGGTTGACACAAATGGTCGGAATGTTTCTGGCGGCGGGTTTGCCGTGGCGCATGACGTTCGCTCGCGCCTACCCACATGCCTGGGCCGTCATGCACCAGTACGCTCGCCTGCGGCATTTCATGATCTTCGGCAACAGCCATAACCGCTACTGCCGGGCGTTTTACTACGGTCGCTGAGCCATGGGATTCCTGAAGCGTAGCAGCAACGCGAAGCCCGACTATACAGCGCTGCAACTGCAGACGTCCGTCTCGATCATGCCGATCCCTATCGTCTGGGGAAAGACCAAGATCGCGCCGAACCTGATCTGGTACGCGAATTTTCAGGCCCTGCCCGGCGGAAGCGGCAAGGGCACCGGCGGCAAGGGTGGCCTGGTCGGCGGCGGCGCGTCGTCCTCGGAGTATACTTACACGGCCGACATCATCATGGCGCTGTGCGAGGGGCCGATCAATGCAATCGGCTATGTCTGGAAGGATCTCGGCGTCTACGGCCTCGAACAACTTGGCCTCGGCTATTTCAACGGCTCGACCCCACAGATTGTTTGGCCTTATCTCGCGGCGATCTACCCCTACAACGCGCTAGCCTATCAGGGAACGGCCTACGTCTGGGGGGGCGGATACAATCTCGGCGACGCGGCGGCGATCGGCAACCACAATTTCGAGGTCTTTGGCCCCCTGTCCGGATCAATCTTAACCGGCATCGATGACGCGGACCCGGCGCTGGTCGTCCAGGATTTCCTGACCAATGCGCAATATGGGGTCGGCTTCAATCCGGCGAGCATCGATTCCGTCTCGCTGCTCACTGGCCCGGGGTCACTTCACGCCTATTGCGTGGCAATGGGATACGCCTTCTCGCCCGCGCTGGTCAGCCAGGAGCAAGCCTCGAGCATCCTGACGCGCTGGCTGCAAATTTTCTCTACGGCGGCAGTCTGGAGCAGCGGCCTGCTCAAATTCATCCCCTACGCCGATACGGCTATCGCCGAGGGGGAGGAGACAACCTACAGCACGCAGCTTTCGGTTCCGATTCCGACCCCGCCCTCGTCGGGCGAAACGCTGCCTGCGCTTGTGACGGTTGCGACGCCATCGCAGTTCATCTCGGACGGCGGCGTGCTCTACGCGTTTTCCGGCATTCCGTTCACCTTCATCGGCGCCAACATCCCGGCGGCCTCTGGCCAGTATGGCATGTCAGTTTCCGGGACATACATCTTCGGGCCGGCCGACCAGGGTAAGCCGATCGTCATCACCTATACGGCAGGAGCGGCTGGCAGTTTCACGCCCGATCTGACGCCGGCCTATGCTCTGAGCGATGTCGATTTCATCGACGAGAAGGGCAACAAGGATCCGGTCCAGGTCGAGCGGGTCGATGTCTTTTCATTGCCGACAATCCAGCGCATCGAAGTCCTGTCGCGCTCAAACCAATATGCGGCTACTCCAGTCGAGGCGCGCGACCAGAGCCAGGTCGAGATTTTCGGCCCACGGGTCGGCTCGACCATCCAGGCGCATGAGATCTGTGATGAATTCGTCATGGGGCCAAAAATCGCGCAAACGATTCTACAGCGCCAGCTTTACGTGCGCACCAAGTTCACCTTCAAGCTCTCCTGGGAATATTGCCTGCTCGACCCGATGGACGTCGTGTCGCTAACCGATGCGAATCTGGGTCTGTCGAACTATCCGGTCCGGATCATCGAGATCGAGGAGGACGACAAGGGCCTGCTCGGGTTCACCTGCGAGGAACTCGTCACCGGAGTCTCGAATCCGGCGCTCAATCCCAATGCGACATCGATTGGATTTCAGCCCAATTGGGGCATCCCCGCGGTCCCCATCAACGCGCCGCTGATCTATCAGCCGCCGACCGCGCTCACCGGCGGCGTGACGCAAATCTGGCTTGGCGCGTCCGGTAGCAACGCCGGTGGTCAAGGCCAGTGGGGCGGCGCGAACATCTATATCTCGGTCGACGACGTTACCTATACTCAGATCGGCGTAATCACCGCACCGTTGCGCCAGGGCTTCCTGACGTCCAGCCTCTCGGCCGCCTCGGGATGGGACGTTGTCGATACGCTGGCCGTTAATCTCGCGGAGAGCGGCGGGACGCTCTCCGGAACGAGCCAGTCAGCCGCGCAGACCGGCGGGACGCTGTCGCTTATCGATCAAGAACTCGTCGCCTATGAGACGGCGGCGCTGACGACCGCGAATAACTACAATCTGACAGGCCTCGCGCGCGGCTGGGGCGGATCGACGCCGACAACGCACTCGACCGGCGCACCGTTCGCCCGGCTCGACGGCGCGGTCGTCAAGTATGACCTGCCGACCAATCTCGAGGGCCGCACGCTTTGGTTCAAGTTCCAGAGCTTCAACGTCATGGGTGGCGGCGGGCAGGATCTGTCCGACTGCGTCGCTTATTCGTTCAACGTCCCCGCGCCCCCGGTCGAGCATCCGGTCGCCGCGCAGCTCTTGAGCGGTTTCCCGCTCGATCTCGGTCAGGTCAGTTCGACCCCAACCGTCGCGGATGATTTAGGCTCCGTGGCGTCTGATCCGGTCGTCGATGTGGTCGATCTCGGAATGATCTCCGTGACCGTGACGCATCCGATCGCGGCTCAGCTTTTGACCGGGACACCCGTCGACCTCGGTCTCATCACCGGCGCCGTCACCGTTTCGGACGACTTCGGCTCGACCAACGATTCTGTGGTCGATGTCATGGCACTGGGGACTGTTCCCTGATCGATCTCGCAACGCCTATGAGCGTCGGCTGGACGGATTGAGGGAACGGCTTCTCACGAAGCTAGCGAGGGCATGACCTTCGTTCCTCGCGCTGACGCGGATCGACTGCCGGTCGTTGGGCTAATGAGGGGCGTTTGTCTTTGAGTCGCCTAAGGCTTGTCATCATCATTTCGGAGATTCTCAGTTGAGCGAGCAGCTTCAACTCCGCCGCGGCACCTCGAGCCAGGTCGCCGCGTTCATCGGCGCGCAGGGCGAAACGGTGATGGACACGACCAACAACCGTCTCGTCGTCAGCGACGGTTCGACCGCTGGCGGCTGGGCGGCGGCGAAGCTCTCCGAGGTGGTCACCAACGCCCGCACGGCCGTGAGCGACGCCGCCTACACGGTGCTCCCGACCGATCGCATGGTCGCCTACACGGCGCTGACTGCAGCGCGCGCCGTCACCTTGCCGGCCTCGAGCGCTTATCCAACCGGGAGTCGCCTTCTCGTCATCGACGAGACCGGCAATTGCTCGGTCACCAAGACTATCACGATCACGCCGAACGGAACCGACACCGTCGACGGCGCCGCCTCGGCCGTCGTCAATGAGGCCTATGGATTCATTGGTTTGGAAAGCAATCAGGCCGGAGAGTGGACAATCGTCGACGACGGGTTCATGCCCGCGCTGGAGAACGTCGCTGCGGCCGCACATGGCGCCAATACTCAGATCGGCGTTCTCGAGACGCTAGTCGCGCTGTCCGGAGCATCGACCAACGCTTCGGTTCAGATCCCGGCCAATTCGATCGTCATGGCCGTCGGCGCGCGCGTCGTGACAGCGATCACCGGTGCGCCCTCTTATGAGGTCGGCGTGGTCGGCAATCTAACGCAATTCGGATCGGCGCTCGCGATCGCGGTTGGGTCGACCAACTACGGTCTGATCGGTCCGACCGCCTTCTATACCGCGACCACGCTCACCATCACGGCGACCTCGGGTAGTTTCACCGCTGGCCAGGTTCGGCTCTCGATCTCCTACGTCGTCTGCAATCCGTCGCAGGCATAGTCGCCACCTCAAAACACCTCTGAAGGACCCCGTCATGCGGATTGCTTCTGCTGGCGCGCTATCCTGCGTCGTCTCGATAGCGCTTGCGATTGCACAGCCTGCCACCGCGCAGACTTATCAGGATTCGGGTGGAACCGTGATTCGTGGCGTCGTTCCGATCCAGCCCGGTGTGGGACCGCTGTTCACACCAACGAACCCTGGCCGGGTGTCCGGCTCCTTTTCGACGACGGTAGGCGGTTTTCAGCCCACGCCGGCCTATACGACGCTATCAGTTGGCGCGACCTCAAGCCGCGTCGCTCTTCCAAGCGGAACGTCTGTTGTCGTCTATAACACAGGCTCGAATCCGGCATATGTGACGCTCGGAGGGTCGAGCGTCACGGCAACCGCTTCCAACGACGTGATCCCGGCCGGCGGATGGATGGCGTTCACCGTTGGCTCGGCCAGCTATCTCGCGGCCATCGAATCCTCCGGCTCCACCTCGCTCAACCTGTCTGGTGGATCGGGCCTCCCGACCGGAACGAGCGGCGGTGGCGGAGGCGGCGGTTCGGGCTCAAACGCCTCAGTCGGATCCATCTCCTCAGCAGCCCCGGGTTCGGCGACGTACAATGGCATGCTGGTCAGCGGCGGCAACATGGTCGGCGCATCCGGTTCGGCATGGGGCTCGGCGCCGACGGGTCTGAACGTTCTTGGCGTCAACGCCGACGTTCTTTCATCCGCTCTCCCGACGGGCGCCGCCACAGCGGCCAATCAGGAAGTGACTGCGGCCGGCGCGAGTGCAACCAGCGCGCAGGCCGTGCAGGGCGTCACCGGCGGCGTGCCGATGTCGGCCAATGCCGCCAACACTGGCGGAAGTCTGACCAGCATCATCCAGGCCGGCGCTTCGGTCCCGATCAACATCTCGACGGCTGCCACCACGCAACTCGTGGCGGCGGCCTCCGGCAAATCGATCTACGTCACGGCATGGGACGTGATTGCTGCAGGAACTGGGAACATCGCGCTCGAATATGGAACCGGCTCGAATTGCGGGACCGGGACCGCAGCGTTGACCGGCGCCTATAACCTGGCGGCGCAGACCGGCATCGCCAAGGGCAATGGCTTGGGGCCAGTGCTCGTCGTCCCGTCAGGCAACGCCCTGTGTGCCCTTACCTCTGCCGCCGTTCAGATGAGCGGTAGCGTCTCCTACACACAGTTCTAGGACGATGATGAGACGCTCCTTCAAGTTGGCCGGCGTATTCTCGCTCTGGGAGTTCGGCGGCCGCCATCCGATCATGGCCGGGGTGATGAGCCTGCTCGGCGTCGGCGGCGGCATCGTCGCGAGCGGCGCGCTCACCCCGCCCTCGATTGCGCCGCAGCCCTCGGCGGCGTTCAGCCAAAGCCAGGGGATCGTCCGCACCTCGAACAACGTTTTGAGGCCCAACGGCGGTACAGCCGGCGCCGGCGCGGAAGAATTTCCCGGCACGGTGACGGGATCGTTCTTCTTCAGCATCGATGGCGGCGTCGATCCGGCGCTCGCCAGCTCGTTCGAATATGCCCTCGGCGCAAGCGCGGCGGGCGCGGGCCTTCTGCTCAACGGCACAGGGACTGGGGCTCCTGTTTTTCAAACTCAGAAAAACGCCAATAACCCTTGGTGGACCGCGATTTCTCCGGTCACATGGGGAGCTGCGCCGGCAGTTGGCAGCACGCCGACCAAGTATCTGAATGGCTATCTTCCCTGGACGGCGACCGGCGGCGGTTGCGCCCGCGAGCCGTCTGGGATTGTTGGCCCAACGACCGGGGGGAGCACCGGGGCGGCTCTCGCGGACCCCGGCTTTCAATGTTCGACGCAACCGACTGCCCCCAGCTTTACGACGTTCGCGAACAATGGCGCGCAGCAGGCGGCGACGATCACCGGCTGCACGAGCAACACGCCGTCCGGCGAGGCGCAAGTCACCGTCACGGTTCCCGCCGCCCACGGGATCGCCGCTGGCGCGTCCTCGCTCACGATGGCCGGGTTTTCCTCGCCCGCGACCGCCTTCAATCAGACGAACTATGTGGCGACCCAGGGAACAACCGGAACCACACTCGTCCTTGAAAGCCCGCTTGGGGCGTCTGGGGTTTGCCCCGGTGGCGTGACCTATCCTGCGACTGGCGGGACTGTGCTGAGCGGGACTGGCGGCCAGGTCAATCTTTCGGCTATTTCGACGACTAACCCGTTTGGGTCCAACGAGACCACGGGGATCACTACCAAGCCGGGGGCCAAGTTTTGCGGGGTCATTGGCGAGTATGGCTCGGATTCGCCGACGCCTGGCTTTCAGTTCGCGGCTTTCAGCGATTGGAATGGGACGGCGCTCACAAACTCCCCGGTGGTCTCGACCTGGCCGAACCAAGGCGCGACGAATTTCACTGGCTATACGATCGTCAACACCCAATCGCCTTCATCTCCGGCGCTAACTATCACGGCGATGAACTCCTATGCGATCACCGCCGCAAGCTATTCTGGCGTCACGGGATATGTGAGCTTTACATTCTCAACTAACCCCAACCTTGTCGTGGGTTCCGAGTTCACTGTCTCGGGTTCCAATCCGTCCGGCTATAACGGATCATACATCGCGGTCTCAGGAACAAGCGGGACCACGGTGGTCGGCAATCCGCTTGCGGCCCCCCTTGGTATGCCGCAGACGATCAGCAATCCCGGCTCCTATGTCTCGGGTGGCTCGGCGGTTGGCGTCATCGTGCCAGGCATGGGAGTGTTTGGCGCGACCGGAGCCACCAATGTCATTCTGCCCTATGGGACGTTTGGAGGAACAGGCACGGGGGGCGCCGGAACCTATGGGCTGAGCGCAAACCAGATCGCGACGGATACATTCACCGCCTCGATCTCCGGCACGACCATGACCGTGACCGGGACGCCGAGCGGATCGCTGCAACTGGCGATTGGGGAAGGCTTCTCGGGGGCCAGCGTCACCGGCTCGCCGGTCATTACCGCTTACGGAACCGGGGTTGGCGGCGCGGGCACATACACGATCAGCGTCAATGAAGGGACGGTCGGCTCTGAAACAATGACCGCAACGGGGACGTTGGGCTCATCAGGCACGCCGGTTTCTCTCTTCGCGTGGAATCAGTTCTATTACACGGCCGCCGCGACGCCATCGACATCCACAACCGTTGGCGTACTCACCAACCGCACGCCGACGACGATCGGCGATTTTTTCTCTTACATCGCCGGGTACAGTAGTGCGCTCCCGGCGCAGTTTAACGGCTGGGGCGGTTCGCTCGCCAACATCGGCGACTTCTATGGGGTCTTCCCCTCAACGAGCAACGCGCCGAGTCAAACCGCCCTCGCGTCAATTTGCCAGAAGACGACGGATTATCAGAGCTTT